ACTGTCGGCACCTTTAATGTTTGATAAAATCTTCGAGTGCATATCTTTTATCTGCTCAATCTGCGGGCTGTCTTTCTGCACTTCTTCAAATTTTTCAATAATTTGCTCCATAACAGCAATCATGTCGGCAGATGTCATATTTTCGCTTATATTTACCTCGGCTTCTGATTCAGTTTCCGAGCTTTCCTCGAAACGTGAACCGCTGAATGTAAAATTACTGTTCAGGTCGTTCTTATCTGGGACATATTCTCCGGTCTGGTTGTTGATATAACCGTACAATGTGCGGAATGTCAACAGGTTTTTAGCATTTTTTTAAAAAAATATTTTCAATTAATTTTGTGATATGATAAAATTGTTATAAAAAAGAGTGTTGCACCCACTGTTGCAACACCGGCAGCAACCATTGGAAATACTGGGTTTTTCCTTGCGTTCGGGACGCAAAGGCCGCAGGTTCGAATCCTGTCATCCCGACCAATAGAAAAACCGCTGAAAATGTTGAATTTTCAACAGTGACAGCGGTTTTGTTTTTTGCACCGTTCAGCTAACTGACATTTTTAAAACGTCATTTTAGGGCATTTTGGGGCATTTTGGTGTTGCACCCACTGTTGCACCCTGATAATATTTCAGCAGCGCTTATTATCATGCTATTATCAGCGTGGGTATATATGTTAGCAGTCATTCTAATATCTGAGTGTCCCATTAAATATTGAGCAATTCTAATGTCGACACCTTTTTTTTGTAAGTCGGTACAAAATGTGTGCCGTAAATTGTATGGAACAAAATCATCAGCCAGAGGATAAGGCGGTATGAGTTGATTGCGATATATCCGGCATCCCATTGAGATGTTTATTTGACGTTTTAGGTAGTCGCCAACACGTTGATAGCTTTTTTCATTGTGCTTATGGTTTGCCATGTTCGGGCTTATGTAGTCCATTTTAGGCGTGGTTTTTATGATATCATACAAAGCATCGGGTATAGGAACAAGACGCTCTGCGGTATTCGACTTTGTGCCTCTGATGTATAAAACATTGTGACCATCAAGTGTTGTAATATCACGCCCTTGAGCTTCTATTGCTTCTGATGGACGACAACCGCAATAGTACATCAACAAAAAAAGTTTAAAGCGTGGTTCAGTAGCTGTTACTTTTAAAAAATGATATCTTTCAAAATCAGTTATTGAGCGCCGTTTAGTCTTGGTACCTAAAGGTTTTGTCAAGTACTCAGATGGATTGCTGGAAATCAGCTTGTTTTGTTCAGCCTTCTTAAATATGAACTGAATAATCTGATAAATATCATCAATATAGGCGGCACTTTTTCCGGACAAAAGATTTAATACTTCTTGGCAATGAACAGGTTTTACAGATTTCAGAGGCATGTATCCTATCTGTTCCAACACGCAATGTCTCATCTTTGAAATGTAGATTTTTTTCGTAACTTCCTTTTGACGTGTTTTATAGATTTCTACAGCTCGATAAGCCCATTCTTCCACAGTCATATTTGAACTTATTATAACTTTGCCTTCCTCCAGGTCACGCTTTTTTAGCGCCATTTTTTCAAATACTTCCCGTTCTGTATCACCGCGGATGTAGTACCTTTTGCCGTCATAGGAAAATGTTTTTACAAACTTATACTGTTTACCCATGCTGTACCTCCTATTTTTGGGCACAAAAATACCCTGAAACTTGACTTTTCCAGGGCTGGCATGGTACAATATGGTTGCGAATCAGGTTGTGCCATGCGTACAGCCCTGCCCTCAGAAATGGGGGCCTTTTTTATTTACATTGTAGCGTCATAATATATATCACAAACTGATGATAGATCAGACTGTGTGAAGTTATCCCAGTCTTCAATGGCCTTTACACTGTCTGAGTTGAACATACAGTCAATGAGGCTTGGAATGGTTGGTGTGTATAGTGTGGCAGTTTTCCAATTAACTTCCGGATCAAACTGCATTACATCCCCTATACAGTTTGCCAGATCGCCGCCGGCTGCCGCAAAAGTAAGATCGGTTGTGGCGCTATCTTCCACCTCTGCTGAAATATATAGATTTTTGGTGTCTTCATGGTACTCAACCGTTGCACCGTCAAAATAGCTGAGGACTATCTCCTCTACAGATGAGAAGTCCGACGAGGATTCACCATCCCCCGACGAGCAAGCGCATAATGCCAGACATAACAGCATTATAATAAGTAGTGTGAGAATCTTTTTCATTGTTTTTTCCTCCATTATTATAACTAATCTTTGAACCTCAGCTTTATAATCTCCCTTGGCAACCCATATACCATTGCCCATTGATCTATTGTGTAATCCCAGTGTTCCATTATGTCCATATCCGGCATGATCAGCCTTATGGCAAACTCGTTGGCTTCCAGCTCGTACCGCTCTTTTGAAAATAGCGTCCCTCTGAGAAACGGGGCGTTTGAATCTGGGTGCATGATCAGGTGTCCTATTTCATGTCCAAGCACAAAGCGTTCCAGGTGATCGGGCAAGTCATAGTGAAGAAATATCTGCCGGATTCTTCTTGTGCTATAGCACATCCCCCGAACGGCACCTAAATTTACCCGGTGGATAATAATGTCCATTTTTTCAGCTAACATATACGGGTCAGATGTTCGATATTTTTTAATTGTTTTCTCTGCTGCGTCTCTTGCTAACATTTCACACCTCATTGGTGTTTTTTATTATATGATAATCCAACCACTGTACGAAAATATGGACAGTGCTATTTTTTATATTTTTTTGGGGTGAATTTTTCTTTTGCTGCAATCCTGGCGGTTCTTTCGGCCAGCTCCACGGCTGCCAGAATGGCCGCCTGTGAGTCCTCGTCTATCGGCTCGTCGTACATGACCCCGGCGGTGGACAGGCGATTTTTGAAGTCTTCGAGAGCCTGTTTAATATCCCGCTCATCTTTTATGGTGAGACCGCCATCATTTGAAGCGGTTTCTTTCCCTGTGGCCAAATATTCTAATGACACTCCGAAATACTCAGCGATGACTTTCAGCCTATCAGCTTTGGGGATTCTGTCTTCCTTTAGCCATGTATTATATGTGCTGGGGGATATTTTTAAATCCTTGCAAACTTTGTATTGAGTTGCTCTTTTTTTTACCCTTAGTTTCTCGATGCGTTCCATTATGTCATTCATAGAAAACCTCTTAAAAAATAATACGCAAATATGGAAAAAAGTATTGACATATACGCAAACGCGTGCTATTATAATAATACGCGAACGCGAAATGGCAGGAACTCGCAAACCGAATAAGGCAGGCAAGCCTTATAAAATTAAAGAAATTTTAATGCTGTTAATTACTTACGGCAATTAACAGCTGCAATGATGGCACAAACCATCATCACGAAAGCATATAACTCTTCATGAGTTACGTACCTTCAAACTCCTTTCCGGCTTGCCTGCTAGTATGTAAATCCTTATAAACACCTCCTTTTGGAGTAAGGACTACAAATGATATTGATTCGCAAAATCATAATATCATAAATGCGTCATATTGTCAACCGTGTTTGCGAAACAATTGACGGGCAAATTTTATTAGATTTGCCCGTCTAAACAAAAGAAAAGAGGTGAGTGAATGTATAAAAAAGTTCAGCAGCTATTAGACAAAAAAGGCATTACAGCCTATCAGTTGGCAAAAGATACAGGGATTCCAATGACATGTATGTCCGACTACAAACATGGGCGTAGTAAGCCAAAGATCGACAAGCTCAAAAAAATAGCCGACTACTTCGGCGTACCTATTGAATATTTCTTAGAGGAGTAGGAAAGGAGACAAGATGGAAAAAGAACAATTAGACGAAATTTTAAAAAAACATGAAATGTGGCTAAATGATGAACCTGGTGGAGAGCGAGCAGACCTCTGGAGAGCAAACCTCCAGGGAGCAAACCTCCAGGGAGCAGACCTCTGGGGAGCAGACCTCCGGGGAGCAAACCTCCAGGGAGCAGACCTCCGGGGAGCAGACCTCCGGGGAGCAGACCTCTGGGGAGCAGACCTCCAGGAAGCACACCTCCAGGGAGCAGACAACATACCTAATTATGTATGTCCTATATGTTGCCCAGAAGAAGGTTCCTTCATAGGTTTTAAAAAAGCGTATTGGAATAATACGCCTGTAATAGTAAAATTACAGATTCCTGCTGACGCAAAAAGAAGTTCAGCAACAACCAGAAAATGCAGGTGCAGCAAAGCAACAGTCATATCTATAACAGATATGCTGGATGTGGATAAATTTCAAATGGCAGTAAGCTCTTATGATAAAAATTTCATATATGAGGTTGGCAAGACTGTAATCGTTGATGATTATGACGATAATAGATGGAATGAATGCTCAACAGGAATCCACTTTTTCATCACAAGAGATGAAGCCACTAGATACTAAAAGGAGAAAGAAATGTGTACAAAAGCAGAATTGCGAACTGGTCTATCCCAGAACGGTAAACGAACATTAATGACTGTGTCGGAAATATGTGAAAGTGTAGGCATGAGTGAGAATGTAGTGCGACCATTAATAAAAAATTTGAGGCCGTTCAAATTAAAAAAAGATAGCAGAAAAACATGGTATTCGGTCGATGATGTAACAGATGTTATATGGGGGTGTAGACGTTGAAAAAGATAAAAATTGACGGTGAAAAAGTTGCTCTATGGGCGTTCCTGTTCATGGCAGTCACAACATTTATAGCAATCGGATTCCCAATACCAACAGAAGAAAAAGAAGCGCAGCTGCCGGAACCAATAGAAGTAAGTCAGCTATATGATGTACCGCTAGAACCGGAATTGCAGGAGCACATTAGCCAGTTATGTGATGACTACAATGTAGACATGCCCCTGGTTCTGGCGATTATAGGGCAGGAATCAAATTACAACGCTGACGCCGTCGGAGATGAAGGAAACAGTCTAGGATTAATGCAGATACAACCGCAGCATCACAAGCAGCGCATGGACAAGCTGGGCGTGATGGATCTTTCGGACCCGTACCAGAATGTAGAAGTCGGTATAGATCTGTTGGCCGAACTGATGGGCGAAAATAAAGGCACGGAATGGGCTGTTACGGCATATAACGCCGGCGCTGGCACTGCGGACTATCACAAAACAATAGGAACACGAACTGAATACGTAGAAGGTGTGATGAAATTAATGGAGGAAATTAAATGGAAATAATGGATTGGAAAAAACCAATAAGCGAATCTATTGAATTGATTGCTGTAACAAGACGGATGGCCACATTATTTGAAGGCGTATCAGCTGATGAAGTAGATGAGTACATAGCCAGCGAAGGAAAGCGCCAGATAGAAATCATGGACGAAAAAGATGCGTTTGCATTGTTATCGTTTTTTTTAGAACGGATAAAGGGGGGAATACATGATTAATAAAAAAATGCCTGCCAGGGCGGCAACCCATAATAAGGCAGACACAAGAAACAATTTAAATAATTATACAACTGCGGCAAAGCTTTTGTCAATCCTTTACGAGGGAAAAAAGAGCAGAGCAGAATTATCAAAACGAATGCACCTAAGTGACAGAGAAGTTAGAGAGCTGATAACCGCACTAAGAAAGGAAGGCTATCCTATATGTTCATCCTCTGCATCCGGAGGATACTGGATAGGTTCACCGGAAGAAACCAAGCGTACAATCGCAGAGTACAGGGCACGAGGTAGAGAGTGTTTAAACACAGCCATAGCAATGGAACTGTGTTTAGAAATGCCCGGACAGATGGAGGTAGATGATGTACTGGTGTAATGACTGTATGGAAGCATACCCTGACAGCGATCTGGAAGTAACGGATATGTCAGAGGATGAAACATGGACACAATGCAGCCATTGTGGAAGCACAGATATTGACAAGGCGGATAGATGCCGCTGCGGAAACTACAAGAACGCGAGAGAAGATCTTTGCGATGAATGCAAAGAGTATTTGACCGCCGTGGCAACAGACGCGGTCAAGGCTTTTATGTTGAAGTATAAAAACAGTTTCTGGGAGGCAAAAGAAGAACTAAAAACATTTTTAGATGAGTTATATGGGAGATAGAAAGATGATGAATAAATTATTAAAATTTCAGACCGAGCTAAAAGCCCCAAAAGGCCAGTTTAACAAGTTTGGCAATTACAATTACAGAAGCTGCGAGGACATTTTAGAAGCATTAAAGCCATTACTGGCAAGAGAGGGCTGCACGCTGACACTGTCCGATGAGATAGTTGAAATCGGCGGCAGGGTATATGTAAAAGCTACCGCCACCCTAACAGACGGAACGGCAACCGAACGAGTAACCGCATACGCCAGGGAGGAAGAAAGCAAAAAAGGAATGGACGCAAGCCAGGTTACCGGCGCCGCCAGCTCATACGCCCGCAAGTATGCGTTAAATGGTCTGTTCTGTATTGATGACACCAAGGACGCCGATATAAACGAGTATGTGCAGAAAACGAGCCAGGCAAAGGCCACAGCAAAAAAAGAGCCCACATATCGTGAAAAGGTCATTGAATTTGCAAAGCGCAGGAACATTCCATTTACAGAGTTAGCCAAAGACTACGGGCTGAACGCTTCAACCACCGAGGAACGCTTCGCCGAGGTCTTAAAGGAATTGGAGGACTAAAATGCAGGATGTAACAAAGGATAGAGACAAGTACATAGGCGGCAGTGACATCCCTGTTATCATGGGCCTGTCGCCGTTCAAGACCCGGTGGCAGCTTCTACAGGAAAAAGCTGGCATAGTAGAAAATGACTTTGCGGGCAACGAATACACCGAGTACGGCAATGTGATGGAGGAAAAAATCCGGGAGCATATAAATGTCTGGTATGGCTATGATTTCCGAGAAGATAAGCGCATCAACGGCAGATTGAGATACCATGCGGACGGTTACGACCCGAACGGTTTCATTTTAGAAGTTAAAACGACCTCTCACATCTATGATTCAGTTGATGATTACAAGATGTATCTTGTACAGATGGCGCTCGGTGTTGAGATGTTTAACGCAAATATGGGCACTTTAGCGGTGTATGAACGGCCAGATAACTTTGACGATTACTTTGACCCAGACATGTTACATATCTATGAGGTTGATCGTGAGTATATCGACAATCTATATCAAACCGAGATACAACCGGCAATAGAGCACTTCTGCGAGGATTGGGACAGGCTGAAAGAAAATCCGGCACTGACGGAGGAAGACTTACAGCCTGGCGAGATTCAGCAGCTTGCCCGGTCAATAATCGCCCTTGAACAACGACTGAAAGCATATAAACAGCTTGAGGAGCTGCGAAAAAAGGAAATGGCCGACCTAAAGAGCGCGATGGAGCGAAACAATATCAAAAGCTGGCAGACCCCAGAGGGCGTAATAATCACCCTTGTGGCGGACGGAAAAGATAAAGTGGTGAAAGAGTTCGATACGGACACATTCGCCATTGAAAACCCCGAAATTTACGCCAGATACCTTCTAGAAAAAATCAAGAAAGGACGAGCAGGATATGTAAAAGTTACCCTGCCAAAAGAAAATGAGCAAAATGAGTAAGGCATGTGACATATCGCCGAGAGTAAAAAAACGTGTATGGGATAGAGATGGGCATTGCTGCATACTCTGTGGCAATCCCCAAGCATGGCCGAATGCCCACTATATACCGCGTTCACAAGGCGGTCTAGGTATACCGCAAAACATAGTTACGCTGTGTGCACGCTGTCATTATGACTATGACAATGGTGGAAAACGTGAAGAATATGGGCAGATGATATGGGCATATCTAAAAGGTTGGTATCCTAAGCTGGAAAGAAAAGACATGATTTATGATAAATGGGACTGGACGGAGGAAGTAAATGATTTTGGCGGATAATCCACGAGTAGAGTTGTTCTATGCATATGATACCATCGTTATTCCAATCAAACATGGCCAAGTACACCAGGCACATGAAGCTATTAGCCGTATAGGGCAGATAGATTTTGAAAGTGATTACACACTGGAAATCAAGAAAAAAAGCCGTAAACGGTCGTTAGATGCCAATGCGTACATGTGGGTGTTGATTGGTAAATTAGGCGAAAAGTTGCGCAAGCCAGACAATGAAATATACAAAGACTTCGTCCGTAGCAATGGCGTATTTGAAATCATACCCATAAAACAGGAAGCTGTTAAACGATGGGAACAAATATGGGAAAGCAAAGGAATTGGCTGGGTTTGCGATGATTTGGGAGAATGCCGGAATACCAAAGGTTATCACAACATCAAGTGCTTTTATGGAACCTCTGTCTATAACACAGCAGAAATGTCTCGCCTGATTGATGAGGTTGTATACGAATGCAAAGAACAAGGAATAGAGACAGCCACACCGGAAGAAATCGAACGATTAAAACAGCAATGGGGAGTGAGATGATGCAAGGATGGATAAAGTTACACAGAGCATTGTTGGATAAACCGATATGGAGACAGTCATCCCCAGAACAAAAAACCATTTTGATAACCATTCTTTTAATGGCAAATCATAAACCGATTGAATGGGAATGGCAAGGAGAAAAAATAACACTAAAACAGGGACAGTTTGTTGCCAGCGTAGAAACGATAAAAGAAAGAGCCGGAAACGGAGTCAGCACACAGAATATAAGAACTGCTCTGAAACGTTTTGAAAAATTCGGATTTTTAACAAGCGAACCAACAAACAGAGCGACCTTAATAACTATTGAAAATTACGCATTATATCAAGGTGCAATAGACGAACCTAACGAACAGACTAACAAGCAGCTAACAAGCGACCAACAAGCAACTAACAAGCGACTAACAAACCTACATTATATAAAGAATAACAAAAATAACAAGAATAATATATATATACAGCCGGCACTGGGCGAATTTGAAAATGTCCTAATCACAGAGGAAGAACTGGAAAAGCTAAAAGAGCGATTCCCATATGACTGGGAGGACAGAGTGGAGAGACTATCCGAGTACATACAGAGCAAAGGGAAAAGATACAAAAGCCACTACGCCACAATTCTAGCCTGGGCAAGGAAAGATTCTGACAAGTGCAACGCTAAGAGCAAAGAAGGGAGGCTGGATTGGATAGATGACATTTAATGAGTTTAAAGTGCTAGCTAAAGGCATGAAGGCGGTCTATACATCAGCAACATTTCTACCGGATGAAGATTCAATAAAAATCTGGTACAGGCTGCTGCAAGACATACCTTACGAGATTGCCAACATAGCAATTCAGCGTCATATGATGACAAACAAATTCCCGCCGACAATCGCAGAAATAAGAGAGCAGACTGCATTAAGCGTAAATAATGAGCTAAACAGCGATTGGGGACAAGCCTGGGAGCAAGTGTGCAAAGCAATAAGGCTATATGGATTGTGGGGAACGGAAGAAGCCCTCGCAAGTATGGACGACATAACAAGACAATGCGTTAAACGGCTGGGCTGGAAAGAATTGTGCATGAGCGAAAACCCGATGCAGGATCGTGCAAATTTCAGAATGATTTTTGAAGAATTAAAGCTAAAAACAAAACAGGAATCAGCACTACCGCTGAATATAAAAGAAAGCATTGCAAAACTACAATCAAAGCAAAAAATGATAGGAGAAAGAAAATGAACAGCGTTATATTAATCGGCAGACTAACAAAAGACCCAGAATTACGTTATACCCCAGACAGACAAATGGCCGTTGCTACGTTTACTGTTGCCATCGATAGACCTGTGAGAGCAGGAGGGGAAAGGCAAACTGATTTTCCAAGAGTTACAGTGTTCGGCAAGCAAGCAGAAAACTGCGAAAAGTTCCTGGCAAAGGGCAGGTTGGTCGGGATTCAAGGAAGACTACAGACAGGCAGCTACACTAACAAGAACGGCGTGACCGTGTACACTACCGACGTTATAGCCGACAGAGTGGAATTTTTGGAATGGGGTGACAGAACCCAGGGAAAAAGTTCGTCGTCACATAGTTCAAGAGTTGATGACGTTCCTTCAGGATTTGCCGCCATCGATGAAGACATACCGTTTTAGGTGATACAAATGGACAGAAAAACAAAGTGCAGAAAATGTAAGTATAGCAGATGGATTTCAGGGGTGAATAGAAAAGATATTGAGCTATGTTGCGTGTACATATTAATGACAGGCGAACCAAGAAGAGAGGCAGCAGGAGAAACATGTACGAAATTCCAACTAACAAAGAAAAAGTACATTGGATTAGCATTTAAAAAAAGTTTTCCGGAATTTACAGCGAGGGAGAAAAATGAGATATAACATGACAACCGGTATGAAATTTGACCTACAAAAAATGGGACTAAAAGCACACGACAAGGGTTTTTATGCCACGGAATCCGAAGAGTCAGAAAATCCGATTCTATACGTTGCAAATGATGATGAAATCGCCCTGATAAACAGGGGCGGAGCAATTAGATTAACACTACAGGATGCCTTGGCAATAGCGGGCGAACTGATGGACATATTAAACGACTATCAATCGTTTTTGAAAGAAAGAAGGCAGTTCGTATGATAAACAGCAGAGAAAAAGGTAAGCGGTTTGAGCGAAAGCTGGCTAGCATTTTAAAAAAAGATTACGGCTACGATTGCCGAAGAGGACAACAGTACTGCGGCGCTAACGGTGATGCTGATGTTATAGGATTACCAGGAATACATATCGAAGCTAAACATCAGGAAAAAATGCAGCTATATGACTGGATAAACCAAGCTAAAAGAGATGCCAAAGACGGACTATTGCCGGTAGTATTTCACAAAAAGAATAATTGTGAAATACTAGCCAGCATGACCCTTGACACGTTTATGAAAATATACCCTGAATGGGAGGCGAGTCAGATTGGCAGAAAGTTGATAGGTGGTGGACAAAATGAATAGAAAAGAAACCACAGATTTTTTGAAAAATTTGTTGATCTCGAACAGACTTTCCGGCATAGGGAAATATTGGGCGAGTGAAGTCAGCATTGATTACGGAACATCCAATGTGAAAAGAGTGGATTTTATGCAGTTTGAGCCGGCGGGTGTGATTTTCCAGAGTGACATTGAAAAAGGTATATTCACTTGTTATGAGATTAAGAGTTGTAAAGAGGATGTTTTTAGTGGTAATGGGCTTAATTTCATTGGAGAAAAGAATTACATAGTAACTACAATGGAGTGCTACAAGGCTATTCAGCCAGATATGCAGAGCGGAAAACTCTGGAAACATGTTCACAAATGCTGTCCAGAGGCATCACCGGACTTTGGGTTCATTGTACCTGTACCGTGGATGACTAAATTGGTAGATGAATATGAGAATCCAACGGAGCTAAAGAGAGATGTCACATGGGACTTAAAGATTATTCTTCCTTGCAAGCAGGGAGGAAGGAAGCGTTCTACAACGGAGTTGATGTTCTGTATGCTGAGAAGCGGACATTAGAAGGTGATTTGATGAAAAAAGTACATAGAGGCTGGTAATGCGACATTGCAAGAAGCATTTTTGCCATATTTGACAGATAAAACAGGCCGAACACTTTTCAAGGAGTTTAACACATGAAATTTCACTTGTTTTTTGAACAATCAGGCACATTCAAAAACGAACTTAAAAAACTGGGCTACGAAGCTATAGATTATGACATTTTAAATGACTTCGGACAGACTGATGTAGTTATAGACCTATTTGCGGAAATCGAAAAATCCCATGCGAGAGAGGGAAGCATTTTCGACAATATAACCGAAAATGACATGATAATAGCCTTCTTTCCCTGCGTTCGGTTCGAGGCCCAAATAATAATAAACATGAGAGGAGACCACATTGAAATCAAGAAATGGAACGATGATAAAAAGCTGGAGTATGGCATGAAACTCAACAACGAACTGAACCATATGTACCAGCTGGTATCAAAACTCGCTATAGTATGCATTAAACGGGGAATACCCCTCGTAATTGAAAATCCATATAACGCAACATTATCTCACACGGTACTGGCCGCTAAAACCGGCAATTATAGATTACGATCGCCGGCGTGACGGGGATTGGTATAAAAAACCGACACAATACTGGTTTATAAACTGCAAACCGAAAAACAATATGCTATTTGAACCGATAGAATTTGTCGAGGAAAGAAAAATCGAAACGACCAGAAACCAGGTGCAGCGCAGCATGATACATCCACAGTATGCCAACAGATTTTTACGGCAATATATCTTGCCAATAAAGGAGACAACATGAAAGAAATAAAATGCGAGATATACAGAGATTCAATGCAAAATTATAAAAAATATGCAATCCCTCCAGCGCAGCTGATAATAGCTGATGTTCCGTATAATGTGGGAACAAATTTTTACGGAAGCAATCCCATGTGGTACAACGGAGGAGACAACAAAAACGGAGAAAGCAAATTTGCAAAGAAAGCGGCATTTAACTCCGATTTCAATTTTAACCTATATGAGTATTTCCATTTCTGTTCAAAAATGTTGAAAAAAGATGATAAAAGACCTGTTCCAAGAGGAAGAAGCTCTAACAGCCCGTGCATGATTGTCTTTTGCTCATATGAACAGCAATCTACATTAATAGACGCGGCAAAAAAGCATGGATTTGTAAATTACATACCGTTAGTTTTCATTAAAAATTATAGTCCGCAGGTGCTAAAAGCAAACATGAGAGTGGTGGGAGCTACAGAATATGCCCTGTTGCTCTATAGGGACAAGCTGCCTAAATTCAGAAATGGTTTGCAAATTGATGAAAACGGAAAAAACATCAGAGGGACAGGACATATGGTTTTTAACTGGTTCGAATGGGAAAAGGATGGAAAAGAAATCCCCAAAATTCATCCGGCGCAAAAGCCTGTAAAGGTTTTAAAGAAGTTGATACAAACATTTACAGACCCGTGCGATGTAGTGATAGACCCGTGCGCCGGAAGTGGTAGCACGCTGAGAGCGGCCTATGAAACTGGTAGGTCTTCATACGGGTTTGAAATTGATAGGAATTTTTACAACAACGCAAAAAAACAAATGCTATCTTTTGAAAATGAGCAATTAAAAATAGCCGAATAGCATGGATGAAAGGAGCCAACATGACTAATTTTGAAAAATACATGAATACGATAGTTAGTATTCGCAACCAGGATAGTACGGAAGTAGCTGTTGCTATGGATATAGAAACGGGAATACTGAGAAGATGCGGTGAGGTAGGCTGTGAGCGCTGTAAATTCAGTAGTAGATTTAATGGCAACGGACGCTGTGAGGTAAACCTAGTTAGATGGCTATTTAGCGAATACCAAGAACCAGCGCCAAAGGTGACGAAGGCGGAGAGGGGATTCTGCGAGACGGTGAAGCGTGGATATATTGTAAGACATTGCAACGGAATAGTTACTTACTATACCAATCTTCCGTATAAGGTTCCACTTGATGGTTACTGGTGGTCTGAAGGAGATTTAATCGAATTAAAAACAGAAAGCTTTTTATTCATCCGATGGGAAGATACAAAGCCTTGGAGAATAGAAGACTTGTTAAAGCTGGGGGTAGAGGAATGATTAAACAAATTATTAACGAATCACAAACCGTACAGACAACCTTTGCTGTTGATGTTAATGGAAGGCAAGTTACTTATGAGAAATTAAACAATGAATTTGGTTATATTCTATACACGGTTATTGGCGTTAATGAAGACAAAGAAACCGCGATTAAAGAATCGGACGCTGCCATTGATACAGTCATTGAAACGATGTGTGCCCAAAGTTATGACCACGGTTCGGAATGGCGGTTAGTGCAAAAAGAAGCGAACACAGATTTGCTGGATAGATTCGGACAGTACCTGGTAACAGCTTATTTTGAAATGAAAGATATTTATTAAAATAAAGTATGTCAGCAGAGGTAGAGGAATGATAGACGAGACTAAACTGATAGAAAAAATCGAAGCACGAAAGAAATATCTCCAGCAGCAAGCTGCCGAATGTGATGAAGCAGGGGATACAAAACATATGGACATGTGGGACGCTAAAAATTTTGAAATGGATATTGTTTTACGGTGGATAGCGGAATTAAAACTAGATCGTGGGAAATGGATGAGGGTTCAATATGTAATGGAAGATTCAATAGACGGAGGTTTCTGGATATATAGTTGCTCAAATTGTTACACTCCAAACTATAAAAATAGCACCTACTGCCCGCACTGCGGCATAAGGATGGGGGAAGAATAATGAGTTATGACATATATCTAAATGATCCAGTTACAAAAGAGGTCATAGAAGTTGACACACCACATTTAATGGCAGGTGGCACATATGCTCTTGGTGGAACAAAAGAATTGTGGCTCAATGTGACCTACAATTACTCAGCCCATTTTTACAACACAATGGGCGAAAAAGGAATCAGAACCATATACGGAATGAGCGGAGCCGAAAGTATACCGATTCTGGAAAACGCCATAAACCAGTTAGGCGATGATGTAGACCCTGACTATTGGAAATCGACTGAGGGGAACGCAAAAAGAGCGTTGCTGCAATTACTGGCAATGGCCAAAATAAGACCGGATGGAATCTGGGACGGCGATTGAGCTATTCGGAATTTCCGAACGACTAAGAGAAAAAAGGGAGGATAAATAATGAGTATGAAAACATGGGCAGAAAGAGAAGCTGCATTACGAATTGAATTTGAACGAAAAAATAATGACACAGATGAACCATTCTTTAATTATGGAGCAGCATGTGTGGAATCAGCATTAAAGGCATTTAACTGCCTTATGGACGATGGACATTCCGGGATGTCTATAGGATTCACCAAAGCATTTCTGAATAGGCTTATTGATGGTAAACCGTTAACTTCTATTGAAGATACTGAAGATATATGGGAGTTTATCTGCGAGCATAATGGTGTTAAAACTTATCAGTGTACACGAATGTCATCTTTGTTTAAGGATGAATATCCTGATGGTACGGTAAAATATCATGATGTTGACAGAGTTATCTGCTATGGAGTAAGTTCTCCAGATGTATCGTATTCCAGCGGTTTTATTAGAAAAATAATTGACGATATGTTTCCTATCACTATGCCATACTGGCCGAAAGATAATCCATATAAAGTATATGTTGAAGAATTTTTAACCGACCCTAAAAATGGTGATTATGACACTATGGGTGTTTTGTATCTTAGAACACCTGATGGAGAAAAGATTGATATCAGTAGATACTTCAAAGAAGCGGAAGGTGGATTTGCTGAGATTGATGAAGACGAGTATATTACAAGAATTAAAGCTGATGTGAGGAAAAATAAATGAAGAAAGAAATCACAGAGATAGCCGATTACTTCGGGTATGAACAGCAGAAAAATATGCTAATAGAAGAACAGGCAGAACTCATACAGGCATTGAATAAGTTCGACCGGAAAGGAACTGAAGAGGCATTTAATAACATCATCGAAGAAATTGCAGATGTAGAACTAATGATAGACCAAGTCAAGTATCTGCTAGACATTAGTCAAGATGCCATAGATGAGATAAAAGAGGAAAAGATAAAGCGCACGATGGAGATAATTAATCAGGCTATAAAAGCCAGTACATATGGAGGAACACATTGAGCAGAGATTATCAGAGAACGAAGAGGAACCCGTGGATATTGCCCCATAATCTATATAGACAGACCTTATACGCTATCCGGGACTACAACCGATTAAAGGAAGAGTACGATTACCTGATAATGGGACAGCCTGCGGAAATGGACGGGCAGCCGAAAGGCAATCACATAGGCGATCCGACAGCAGCCATAGTAATCAAGGCTGAGCGGCTACGTAACAGGATTAAGGCTATCGAAGATGCCAGAGAGGTGGTTCCGGTAGACTACATAAAAGGCGTGTGGGACAACATACTTTACGGAAAGCCGTTTCCGGAATACGCTCACAGAAATACCTATGGATATCACAAAGCGCACTTTGTTTACGAAGTGGCAAAAAATTTAACCTTGATTGAATGATTGTGCGTGCGGGAAAAAAATATGTGCTATTATTGTATCATGGAAGTAAATAAGAGCAGACGATTTTCATTTAAGTATCTCCTTCATGGCTCCCTCGGTAGCGGTCCGGGGGAGTTTTGTGTTGAAAAAATATAGAAAATGGCGTAAAATAAAAAAAGGAGAGTGGAGTCATGAATGAAGCATGGATAGGATTCATAGGAACGATAATAGGAGGATTACTTACCCTCGCAGGAGTGATTTTAACAATATGTTATTATAAAAAACAAGAGCGGGAAAACAATGCTAGCACGATAAAAAGTGAAGCCACATCACTATATTGGTTTTTCGAGTTTAAAATAGAGACAGTCAAATCATGGTATCTTCAGGTACAAAACGCCACCCAAAGGGGTGATGTATTAGTGCCAGCAGATAAAGTTATCTATGGGAACGACTATCAATTTTTATTCGAGAGAATAAAGAGTATGCCTCAATATTTATCGGAAGAAGAAATATGGAAACTGCTTAACTTTTATAAGTATTTATGTACATTAAATGAAATTTGCTCAGAAGCAGGCAGCTTCCAAAATGATATGAAGCGCTTCAAAGAGGAATATAGCAATGCGTTTAAACCCGCTTTAGAAAGAACGAAAAATAAAATTGACACAGAAATTGAAGCTATTTTAAAAAAAATCAAACAAACTTCAACAACAGACTAATTATTTTATAAATTCGGAACGTACTCCGGTGTCCTTCGGACCCGGGGTCTTTTTATGAATGGAGGTGAGCTAATGGCAAAAGGCAAATATCATAGGTGGCTTGAGCCGGAAGGCTTACTGCTTATAGAGGGCTGGGCAAGAGATGGCCTTATAGATGAACAGATAGCACACAACATGGGTATCAATGTTGGCACTTTATATGAGTGGAAAAAGAAATACGCTAAGATAGACGAGGCCTTAAAAAAGGGCAAAGAGGTAATAGACTATCAAGTGGAAAATGCACTGCTAAAGAACGCTTTAAGAGGCGATACTACCGCGCAGATATTCTGGCTGAAAAATCGGAAGCCGAACGCATGGAGAGAAAAACAGAACATCGAGGTATCCAAGCCAATAGATGACACTATAAAAGAACTGGAGGACTATTTCAGTGAATAGAGAGGACATAAAACGCCTCTTGAAAGAACAACCATATAAAATAGGCCACTTTGTGGGATTCAAGGACTTGACCGGACTTCATAATAACTGGCTCAGGTCTTTTTTATATGATTCAGAAAATCAAACGCTGCTGGCACATAGAGGGTCCTATAAAACGACCTGCTTATCAATTTTCTTTGCACTTCACTTAATAGAAAAACCAAGAGAAAATGTGATTTTCTTTAGGAAAACAGATACGGATGTAGCTGAGGTTATATCGCAGACCTCCAAGATACTGAAAACGGCAGCGCTGCAGAAAATTGTAAACCTGCTTTATGGCACCGATCTCATTTTTGAAAAAGATACCGCTAACGAAATAAATACGAACTTAAATACATCCTCAAAGGGCGCCAGTCAGATTGTTGGCCTGGGAATCACCACCTCCATTACTGGAAAACACGCCGATATAGTGGTGACGGACGATATAGTCAACATCAAGGACAGAATCAGCCGAGCAGAACGAGAACGGACAAAAACGCAATATATGGAGCTGCAGAACATCGTAAACCGAGGCGGTCGGTTCATAAACACCGGCACGCCGTGGCACAAAGAGGACGCTATAAGTTTAATGCCGAATGTTCGGCGGTTCGATTGCTATTCCACAGGGCTGATAACCCGTGAAAAGTTGGAAAGCCTGCGACACTCGATGTCAGACAGTCTTTTCGCTGCTAATTATGAACTGAAGCATATAGCTGACACCAACGCAATGTTCAAAGAGCCTAAGTTTATAAGCGATGAAAGATTAATATATGGTGGAATGGCGCATATAGACGCAGCATATGACGGCGAGGACAGCACAGCATTTACAGCATTCAAGAGACAGCCTGATGGGTCCTTGGTTGGGATCGGAAAAATCTGGCGCAAGCATGTTGACGATTGTCTGCCGGAGATCAAGGCTATACATCACCGCCTGCTTTTGGGCTCGGTGGCCTGCGAAAAGAACGCGGATAAAGGATACTTGGCAAAGGAACTTGCAGCACAAGGGCTTTTGCCTTTTTTATATAGTGAAACAACCAATAAATTTGTGAAGATTTCCACCTATTTGCGCCGTGAATGGGACAACATCCGGTGGCTAGAAGAGACAGACCCGGATTATATCAACCAGATACTGGATTACTCAGAGTTTGCGGAGCACGACGACGCCCCGGATTCTGCGGCCAGCCTCATACGACGCATGGAAAAAGAGGTAAGATACAACCCAGTGAAAGGAGCATTGTAATGTTTAGAATTGCAGACGGCGAAACGCTTGATGTTTTGACCCTCGGCGGATATATCAACAAATTCATAGACATTAGGCTGAACAGATTTAAGCCGCTGAGAGAAGCATATATGACGGACTATCCGATTTTCAAAAAACCCCGATATGACGATCTCAAACCGGATAAACGAATAGCCGTCAATTTCGCAAAATACATAACCGATACCATGAACGGCTTTTTTATAGGTATTCCAGTCAGGGTGACTTCCAACGATCAGGCCGTGACGGATTATGTGGATTTCCTTGATGCGTACAACAACCAGGACGACCAGAACGCCGAACTATCTAAGCTATGCGATATATATGGCAGAGGATATGAGATGTACTATGTAGACGAATACGGAAACATAGGTATTACGTTCTTATCGCCTGAAACGGCATTTATGATATACGACGATTCCATTCTGGAACGCCCACGCTATTTTGTGAGGCTGTATATCGACGCCGACAATGTTCTGCGTGGGAGCGTGTCAGACGAGCACATTGTACGATGGTTCAGCATGGAGGGCGGCCTGCACTTTGACGGCGAGGAAAAGATACACGGCTTTGATGGTGTTCCTGCTGTCGAGTATGTGGACAACGCCGAAAAAATGGGTCTATATGAGCCCGTAATGTCCATGATCAACGAGTACAACGAGGTTATCAGCGAAAAGGCGAACGATGTCGCATACTTCGCAGATGCATACTTAAAAATCCTCGGTGCGATGGTTGATGAAAAATCCCTTGCGCAAATCAAACAGAACAGGATAATAAATTTCCCAGGTCTGATGGATAACAGCCAGCTTGTTGTCGAATTTCTCAAGCGGCCGGACGGTGACACAACACAAGAGCACTTGCTTGACCGGCTGGAGCGGTTGATTTTTCAAATTTCAATGGTGGCAGACATTTCAGATGAAAACTTCGGCTCTGCCTCCGGGATTGCCCTAAAATATAAACTGCAGGCCATGAGCGACCTTGCCCTAACCAAGCAGCGGAAATTTACAGCCGGTATGCAGAACAGATACAAGCTTATCTTCTCTAATCCGGTATCCGGAATGAATAGTGATGCCTGGACAGGCCTATCATATCAGTTTACGCAGAATATCCCAGCAAACCTGCTTGAAGAGGCACAGATCGCAGCCCAGCTGACCGGCATTGTCAGCCAGCCGACACAGTTAAAGGTGCTTTCCATAGTGGACAATATCCAGGAGGAAATAGACCGGCTGAAAGAGGAACAAGACGAAGTAAGTTATATGACCGATTACGCAACCAATAGGACGGTGGAAGATGTCATACTGGAGTGATAGGCAAGACCAGCTGCGTAAGGCTGCTGAAAAAGAGGAAGCCGCCATAAAAAAAAGGCTATCCAAGTTTTATGACGCTGAATTTAAGCGCTTGGACAAGGAAATAGCCGCATATTTCCAAAAATACGGTGAAAACAATGTTATCGAGTATAGAACGCTATTACAGAGCCTGGATGAAGCAGACAGAACCTTGCTAATGGAGCAGATGGATGAGTTTGCGAAGAAGTACCCGCAGTACGCACATCTTTTGCCGGTCAGAGAAAGTATATACAGGCTTGACCGGCTACAAGGTTTGCAGTATTCGGTTTTTATGTCTCAGGCCAACATCGCAGGCTATACCAACGAACAGATAGCGCAGTATGAGGCAAAACTTGCCCAACAGGGCTTAAATAACTCGATGGAAACACTGGGCTTCGGCAAGAATTTCTATTCGATAAATGATAATATCGTTCGGGAATTTGTCGATGTTCCCTGGTGCAATGATGAAAACTTTTCGACCCGTATATGGAATGACACTCAGCGGGTGGCCAATTACATAAACCAGGACATGGCGCAGGCGTTCGCACGAGGCGATTCATACGACCGCATTATAAAAAATGTACAGCGTCGATTCGGAGTAAACCGAAGCAACGCATATCGGCTGGTCTTCACTGAGGGAACATATATAATGGCCGAAAGTTCTATAAAACCTTTCGAGGAAGATTTTACACAATATGAGTATTCGCCGATTCTGGATAGCAAAACATGCGAGATATGCCGGGCATTAAACGGCAAAGTGTTTGAGATTTCCGAACGCCAGCCGGGAGTGAACTTTCCACCGATGCACCCGTGGTGCCGTTGCACCTGGATTCCATATATAGGGGATGTAAACCAGTGGCTAGACAACTACGCGCAGCGGCATAATATAGAGGCCCGGAGGCTTGAAGAGGCGAGGAAACAGGCCACAAACAGAAATCGAAATGATAATATATCATTTATCAGTTTATTACTTTTAGCTTTAATGGCACAGGACTATTTGAATGAAAGAGATAACGGACAAAACTAACATAACAGGCACCTTTTTAGTTGAATTTTATGCCTCATGGTGCGGCAAGTGTCAAAAGGGTCTTAAAAATCTGGCGACCTTTGAGGCGGAGACAGGGATACCAACCGGAAAGTGTGATTTTCAGCGCAATCCCAGACTACTAAACCGTTTCATAACCAACGGACTTCCGTTATATGTACTGTTCGTAAACGGCAAGCCACAAAAACGAGTGGTTGGTCTTTGCGACCTAAAGGAGGAATTTAAAATTGATTGTAATAACAGCCCATGACGGCGGCATCCAGATTGGAGGTCATGCATATTATGCGCCTGAGGGCTATGACATCGTGTGCGCTTCCATTTCCGCCCTGATGTGGGCGTTCATAGAATCGGTCGAACATATGACCGATGACAAAATAAAATATGATGTATCGCCCGGCAGGGCTGATATATATTTCAGGAATTTGTCAGAAACCGGAAAGGTTCTGATGAGTTCCTTTTTTATTGGTGTTCAGTCCGTGGAGGCTGAATACCCAGACAGAATCAAAGTTTACCGCAACGGCCTGGGCAATGAACGGGCTGGGGCAGAAAGGACAAAAAAATGATAAAGAAAAAATTTCAGATTTTTGCAGAAGGTGAAGGCGGCGGAGCCGAAGGTGGAGACGGAGCCGGCACACAGCAAGAACCAGCAGAATCAAAAACTTTTGATGATTTCCTCAAGGAAGGTGATTATCAAGCTGAATTTGACAGACGAGTGCAAAAAGCGATCAGCACAGCAGTCGCTAACGCCGAGAAGAAATGGCGAACCTTAACGGACACTAAAGTGTCTGAGGCTGAGAAGCTGGCACAGATGACAGCGGAAGAAAAAGAAAAGTACAGGGCAGACAAAGCAGAAAAAGAACTTGCTGACCTTAAACGACAGATTATGCTTAGCGAAATGTCTGGAACAGCCAGGAAAATGCTGTCCGATGAAAACATCGTCATTCCGGATGAGATAATAGCCAATCTGGTGTGCGACGACGCAGAAAAGACAAAAACAGCCGTTGAGTCATTCGCCAAAACATACAAGACCGCCGTACAGAACGGCGTTAAGGAAGCCTTAAAAGGCAACACGCCGAAAGCGTCCGGCGAGCCGCCGACGATCACCAAAGAGGAAATCATGAAGATAAAAGACAGGGCAGAGCGTCAGCAGATGATAGCTGAACACCCTGAACTATTCATAAGGAGGTAAATAATGAACAGATTACAGATTTTTGCAGCTATTCCAAACACTATCACTACAGAGCAGTTTAGCATCAACCCGAGAGAGGTTGACTTCGTTACATCGTTCGGCAGAGAAGTTACCGCGCTTACTGAGGCGCTGGGCATTTCCAGACCCATCAGAAAGGCGAACGGAACAATCCTCACCGCAAAAAAGGCAACGGGCGAGCTCCAGAGCGGCACCGTAGCCGAAGGCGACCTGATCCCGCTTTCTCAGTTCGAGGTTGAGCCGATCGACATTCAGCCGATCACCCTCCAGAAGTATCGCAAGGCCGTAACCATTGAAGCAATCGAGAAGTACGGTCTTGAAACCGCAGTCGGCATGACCGATGAGGAGTTCAAAGTGCAGCTTCAGGACGAGGTCATGGCTCAGCTCTATAACTTCATGCTGACCGGCCAGCTCACCGCAGAGGAAACCACTTTCCAGATGGCCATCTCTATGGCAATCGGCAGAGTAAAGGACGCTTTCAAGAAGATGCACCGCGCAGCCACCGGCGTTGCAGTGTTTGCGAACACCCTTGACGTGTACGAGTACCTCGGAGGGGCGCAGATTACCGTCCAGACCGCTTTCGGCATGGACTACGTTGAAAACTTCCTCGGAGCAAACATCCTGTTCTTCTCGTCCGAAATTCCGCGCGGCAGAGTGATCGCCACTCCGACTAACAACATCAACGTGTACTACGTTGACCCGGGCGATTCCGAGTTCGCAAGAGCAGGCCTTGCCTACACTACTGATATTGACATGCCTTACATCGGCTACCACACCGAGGGCGTTTATCAGAGAGCGCAGTCCGAGTCTTACGCAATCATGGGGTTGTCCATCTTCGCAGAGTACCTCAACGCCGTTGCGGTTATCACCGTTGCCGACGCGCCGGAGCTGAAAACCATCACCGTTACCCCGGCAGAAGGTTCTGTTGAGGGCACTACTAAGGCCACTCTGTCCGGCACTGTGGGAACCGAGGGCAACGTGCTGAAGTACAGGCTCGGAGCCGCCGCTATTGACGTTGAATACGGCGAGAACGTGAGAAACTGGCCGGTATTCACTCAAAGCGCAGACATCGCCGCAACCGCAGGCCAGTACATCACCGTAGTCGAGGCTGACGAGTGGTTTAAGGCCGTTGCTGCCGGAAACGCCGCCGTTGTAGTTAATGACGGGCAGTAGGTGACAGCATGAATGAGCTTCTTGCGAGGTTAAAGGTGAGACTCCCTCAAACGGAGCTCACGGATGATGAACTACTTGAATATTTGCAAACCATTTCAGATCGTTTGTGTTTGAGGCTGGGGGCGGATTCGCTCCCGCCTCTGTTTAATTCCGTTTGTGTGGACGCAACAGTCAAGATGATACGCCGGATATACTATGAGGGCATATCATCCGAGGGTGTGGCCAACATATCAACATCATTCGTTGATGACATTCTAGCCGAGTATGCCGACGAGATTTCAGACTGGAAAAACACCCAGGCAGAAAGCGGAAACAGTAAAAAGGTGGTGTCGTTCCTATGATCTGGGAGCCATGCACGCTGTATGAGCCGGAGGAAACAGGCCAGGACATCTTGGGCAATCCGATAATCGAACCCAAAGAGGTACTGCAGACATACGCCAGGTTTACGCCGTGGACGGATGAGCAGATCGCCCTCGAGGGGCGAGAGGTAACCGAAAACGAACAGCGTTTTGCGCTTCCTGTTCCATTTCAGGCTGTAGTAAACTGCTACATGGCAGAGATAGACGGCGTGAAGCAAGAAATCACAGCCAAGATCAACCTTTGCCCACGCTATACAGTGATACAGGTTAAAGCTTATAAGGAGTAGCCATGTTTAAAATAGAAGTCGATGGATTAGAACCATTACAAGCCGAACTAAGCAAACTAAGCAAGGTGAGGGTTGATGGCGTCATCCAAAAACAAACGGCAGACATGCTACGAAGGGCAAGACAACCCGGAGGGACACCCGTAGATACTGGTGAGTTGCGCCAATCATCAAAAAAAACAGGCGATGAAGTAGGCTATACGGCAGAATACGCCGCTCATGTGGAGTATGGACATCGCACAGTAAACGGCGGATATGTTTCCGGTCAGCATTATCTAAAACGGAATGTTGATATACAGCGACCAATTTTCAGGCGCGATCTAATTAACTATTTGGGGGAAAAATAATGTATCAAAAAATAAATCTTAATGATTTTTTGGCAGTTATTATAAAAAGAATTGAGGAGCAAACAAGCTTAAAATGCTACGACGCTGTGCCAGAAAATGCGCCCAGCCCTTTTTATTTTGTCAAAGTCACAGGGGTTAGACCCTCTGATACAAAAACAAGTTTCCGAGATGTTATAAGCGTGAACATTCACGCCATAGCCGCGCCTGGATTTTCGTCCGTAGAAGTTAATAATCTGATAAATGCTATTTGGGAGGCAATGTCAATGGACATTGAACTTCCAGAGCCATTTTATCTTAACATGCAAATTTCAAACGGTGTCACCAACATAAAAACAGACGAGACAAATGAAAAACATGCAATAATGCCATATGATTTCACCATTTCATATGGCTTTAAATGCAAATAAAGGAGGAAAATATGGCAAGAACATACTGTAATTTTTCTTCAGCTGCCGCAAAGGCTGTAGCTGGTAAAGATATAATTGTTGGCGTGTTCACTACGGATGATGTATTACTCGCGCTTGGTGGGCAAAGAGATTTCACATTAAACCGTTCAGCGGAAACAGTGGACACAGCCTCTAAAGACACACAAGGCGGCTGGTCATCCAGCGTGGCCGGTATGAAAGAATGGTCTCTGGACTCAGGGGGCATATATGTTATCGGTGACCAGTCACACGCTCTTTTAACGCAGGCATTCAATAACGGGGACCCAGTTTGTGTAAAAGTCGTTGATATAAAAAATCAGACAGGTCTCTGGGGCGGCCTTGCGGTTGTAACGGACTATCCGATAGAGGCCCCTTATGATGACGCAATGACCTATTCTATCACATTAACTGGTGTCGGTCCTTTAGTGGATTTACAAGAAAATCCCGAGGAACCGGATGTAATGCCAGAGGGAACGGCAGCTCTTGAAAGCCTGACTGTTGTATCAGTTGCCGGAGCTTCGGCGGGACAGACAAATATATATGTCAACCCGGTTTTGGAAAGTACAGACAAGTATTTTTACAAGTTAGGAGACGCCCCGCTTGCATATCCAGCCTATGGCGAAGTCATCACCCAGACTGCTTGGGATGGTGAGGCAGCTATCACGGCAACAGCCGGTCAGCAGGTTATGATTATAGAAACAGATTCCACAGGTAAAGCCCTTAAAGCGGGTGTTGCTATGGTCAATGTAGCAGAATAGGAGTAAAGAATGATTGAGTATAAAGGTGCAAATTATGACCTGAGATATTCCGTAAAAAGAATTGAGATGATTGAAAATGCAACCGGTAAATCTGTTGTAACAATGATGAGATCAGGAAGTCTCAGTCTGACCGAGTTGTGTGCCTGCATTGGCTATGCCATTAAGTTGGAGGGGGCAGAGGGATATCTGTCCCCAAAACAAGGAATTGAGATCGCAGAAGAAAAACTCAAAGAACAAGGCGCATACTTCACTTTATCTGATGAGGTAGCCGAAGCGTTAGAGAGGGACTGCCCTTTTTTCTTCCCGGCCGGTTAGTTCAATTTGAATATTTTGACGGCGATTCGGATGAAGAATATGTTGAAGCAGCACGAGGTTATGAAAACGACCTCGATTTTGCTTTTTTTGTGGCAAATTTTGGTTGGACATACTCAGATTATTGTCAGATCACACCGAGACAAAAAGCCCTCATAATGAAGGCATATGAAAACAGGTATGCCAGTTTTACCATGCAGGTTTATAATGCCGTTTTTACTGCAGAGTATAACATCAATCGAAAAAAAGGCAGAAAGGCATTAAATCCATTAAGAAAGATACCTAAAAAAGCAGACATTGAAAAGTTGGAAGTTGTCGTTGACACATTTAATTCCATCGTTTCCGTGCGAGGAAGAAGCTGGACAGAGAAGATACTTGCAGCTAACGGACTAAAGAAAGGGGGTAGATGATGGCTGATTATACAATAAATGCCAAAGTAACTGCCGATACATCCAATTTTACAAAAAATATGGACCAGGCGGGAAAAGCCACAGAGAAATTTAACAACAAACAGAAAGAAACAGGCAAAGAGTCTGTTAGTCTTGGCGGTAAGTTCTCATCGCTGGCGGGAAAAATCAAAACTTTGGCAGCGTCATACGGTTTGGCAAAAACGGCTATGGCCGGAATAACATACAATGCCACTATGGAACAGTATGAAACCTCTTTTGAAGTAATGACAGGTTCAGCGGAAAAGGCGGCAGATACTGTTGAACGACTGGGAAAAATCGCAGCCGAGACTCCCTTTGAAATGCCACAGCTGGCGGATACAACACAGCTTTTAATGAATTATGGTTTTACGGCTGATGAAGCCCTTGACAGAATGCAGATGTTAGGTGACATATCCCAAGGTTCTGCGGATAAAATGAGCCGTATAGCAACAGCTTACGGGCAGATGTCATCAGCTGGCAAAGTTCAATTAGAGGACATAAAACAGATGATAGAAGCAGGCTTCAATCCGTTACAAGAGATTTCTGAAGAAACGGGAGAAAGCATGGAAAGTCTTTATGACAGAATAAGCAAGGGCACCATTTCCGTCGACGAGATAACGGCCTCAATGCAACGGTCAACATCAGAGGGCGGTAAGTATTTCCAATCAATGGACAAGCAAAGCCAAACACTGAGCGGCCAGTTTTCAACGTTAAAAGATACTGTTAACAGTGCATTGGGAGAAGCGTTAGAGCCATTCACTAATTGGCTAAGGGATTCCGCGATCCCTTTTGCAATTAAATTTTTTGAAAACATTGAAACATACATTCCAATCATAGGTGCGTTCGCGGCAGTTATCGGGTCAGCTAGGCTGGCAATATTTTTGTATACAACGCAACAAGCGTTAGCAGCAGCTGGAACAACTATTTTGAGCGCAGGTTTGGCGGCTTTGAAAATGGCATTTACAGCATTAACCTCACCAATAGGGCTTGTTACAATGGCAATAGGTGCAGTTATTGCCATTGGAGTTTTACTAATTAGTCATTGGGAAGAGGTCAAAGAAATTGCTGGAAAGGTTTGGGACTGGATAAAAGGAAAATTCGAGGCCTTTTCTAACTTTTTAACGTCTGTTTTTGCTACGGATTGGAGTGAAACTTTTGGCTTTATCGGAGATTTGATGAACGGATTTTTTGCTTCAATTTCTAATATTTGGAACTCGATTAAGAAAATATTCAATGGAATAGTTGACTTTGTCGCTGGCGTTTTTGCTGGCGATTGGGAACGAGCCTGGGATGGTATCAGGGGCATCTTTTCCGGAATATGGGATGGATTAGTTGCCATAGTTAAAACGCCAATAAATGGGATAATCTCACTCATAAACGGCGTCATTGGTGCAATTAACAAGATTTCAATTAAATTGCCTGACTGGTTGCCCGGCGATTTGGGTGGAAAGAAGTTAGGATTTAATATAAAAAAAATACCATACCTTGCACAAGGAACTAATAACTTTCAAGGTGGATTTGCAGTCATCAATGAACGTGGGGGCGAGTTGGTGAACCTGCCAGACGGCACGCAGGTCATTCCGCACGATATAAGCGTTCAGTATGCAAGAGAGGCGGCACGAGCGAACAGTGTCAATTCCATTGACCTTACCGGAATCCTTGAGGGCGTCATCATCAATGTTTACAGCCAGACCAATGTTGACGGAACACCGCTCATGCAGAAATCGGCGGACTACACTATTAGGAAGATAACCAATCAGCAACGAGGCAATATCAGAGCGAAAGGAGTGACCGCATGGAACCTTACTTAATGCACTATAATGAACACTCAAGCAGCGATTTTGGAGTCATTTTGTATGACTATGAGGCATATGGTGGCGGACAAAATCAGCGCACGAGTACGGCCATAGCCGGGCGGCAAGGCCAGCTTGTGAGTGAGCCCACATATAAAAGCAATCTGACGATTGATGTAACCCTTTCCGTGTTCAAACCATTCAAGCCAAAAATTGACCAGCTCAAACAATGGCTGAGCGGAACCGGGACACTGATTTTTTCAGATCAAGCAGAGTGTTTTTTTAAGGTTGTAGCCATTGACTGGGGCGATATTGACCGGGAAATCCGGAAGTATGGCCGTTTTTCTGTTCAATTTATTTGCATTCCATATAAGTATAGGTCAGACGGTCAGAACGAGTATAACCAGATCACACAAAACCCGTATGCACTGGCAAGACCAATTTATAAGATAACCGGCGATGGTAATTGTACGCTGACAGTCAACGGCAATGAAATGACTGCCAATGTCGGCCAGAACCTAACGATTGACACCGATCTAATGATGGCATACCGACAGGACGGAACATTGCAGAATACCGCCGTAACCGGCGACTATGAGGACCTATACCTATTACCTGGCGATAATGTCATTACTATAACATCAGGGTTCGACCTAAAAATCATCCCAAACTGGGGGTATGAAGTATGATTCAGATTTATGCACCGATAAACGCAGCTTATGAAAAAAATGGGGATAGCGTTCTTACGCCGTCCTCATTTTTGGTTGATGTTGAATTAAACGGGGACTGGTCTATCAGTATGTCTCACCCCATCGACCCGGAAGGTCGCTGGAAATATATAGAGGAAGAAGCTGTAGTAAAAGCCCCGTCGTTCAATGGCGACCAGCTGTTTCGGCTGAAAACAGTCACTAAAACCGATACACAGGTTACAGCCACCGGCGAGCCAATTTTTATGGACGCAATGGATGACTGTTTTCTGGTCGATGTTAGACCAACCGACAAAAACGGGCAGCAGGCCCTGGACATTATGACGGCACCAAATAGCAAATACACGGGGCAGTCGAACATCACTAAGCTATCAACAGCATATTATCAGTTCAAAAACCTAATCGAAGCCATAAACGGAGATGATGACAATTCATTCATCAACCGTTGGGGTGGCGAGATATTTTTTGATAATTTTAAAATCATCATCAACGAAAAAATCGGCACCGATAACGGCGTAGAAATCAGATACGGCAAAAACATACCGGTCGACGGATTCAGCCAGGAAGTGGACACCAGCGCAGTTGTTACCCGTATATATCCGAAAGCATTTAATGGCTATACAATGACAAATAGCGGTTACGTAGATAGTGAATTAATAAATAACTATCCGACCGTCAAAGCGGCAACTATCACGTTTGACGATGTGAAAATGGCAGAAGACGCGCAGGAAGATGATGCCGCAAATGGTATCATCATCTGCAACAACCAGATTGAATTAGATACGGCATTGACCCAGAAATGCAATGAACAGTTCTCCGCCGGCGTGGACAAGCCTAAGGTGACGATAAACTGTCAGATGGTACAGTTGGCCAATACTGAACAATACAAGGATTATGCCGTACTGGAAACAGTCAGCCTGGGCGATACGGTTCATTGTATAAATAACCATTTGGGTATAAAGACCGATGCCCGTGTTGTTTCATTAACCTATGACAGCATATTGAAAAAAGTGGATTCTGTCGTCATAGGTGATTATGAGTACAACTATTTCAACAACGTCACATCGACCGTGAACCGTGTTGATTCAGCCATCAGACCGGATGGGACAGTCATGGCTGAACAGATTTCGGGGTTCATAAACGGCGCATTTGCGCAGCTGCGGCTGCAAAACAGCGTTGCCCAAAAACAAAACGTACGGGCAATCCTATTTGAGGATTTAGACCCAGATAGTTCAACTTTTGGCGCCATGTCCATAGGAACACAGGGACTGCAGATTTCCCGTCAGCGTAACCCCAACAACAACGACTGGATTTGGACAACGGCGATGACGGCGGAAGGACTGATTGCCAATATCATAGTTGCCGGATTAATAGCGGACAAGACCGGCAAATCCTACTGGAATCTAGATACAGGCCAATTCGTAATCGATGAGGGGACTATAACGGCAGGAACCATTAACGGTGCGACCATTACCGGCGGTACAATCATAAACAAAGCATCAAATCCGTCATTGCAGGCGGATATTAAAATAGAAAACGGACACATATCCAGCGAGGGAACGGTGCTGGGCGTTCAACGTTCGCTAGATTTGTATAATGGCGCGATAACGTTCAATTTTGTTTGGGGTAACGACACCGGAACCGTCACCATAAACGGTTCAGGAATTAATATGACGCATGGCGATGCAGCGGATGGAGATACTGCATCGCTGCAATATGCAGATGCTGGATGGACATTCATGCTGCTAAATTCAAGCGGAGACAGAACAGACGCATCACCTGGGCATTTGTCTGTCTACCGAGATGGAAAATATATCATCAATTACTAATAGGGGGTGATTAGATGAACACAACTGTAGATTTACACGTTGCCAGCTACAAACTACCAGTGCTGGTACACTACGTACAACATTCTACAGAAATACCAATAGATTTCGTAATTCACGATTATGAAATACCATCGGGCGCAACAGCCCGTTTTTATTTGCGAAAAACGTCAGGGAACGAAGTGTATAACGACTGCACCATATCAGGGAATACAGTAACGCTGCAGCCTAGCGCACAGACATTCGCCGAAAAAGGTCTGCAAAAGGCACAACTACAATTAATGATTGAAGACAGGTTTCTGATTTCGTTTCCAATAGATTTCGATGTAGCTGAAAACATTATAGACAGTTCAGCCATCGAATCGTCAAACGAATATGGCGCGTTGGAATCGCTATTACAGGAAGCACAGACGAATATCCCGGCAGCAGGCGAAGCGGCAGAAGCAGCCAATCAAGCAGCGAAGGCAGCGAATACGGCGGCGGGCGTAGCCAATACTGCCACAAAAAATGCCAACACCGCAGCTGGCGCAGCAAATAACGCGGCCAGTGCTGCAAATACAGCTGCAGGACAGGCGAACAGCGCAGCAGGTGCGGCGAATACAGCTGCCAACCAAGCAAATACCGCTAGGGATTCCGCAAATCAGGCAGCTACGGCAGCTAATCAGGCAGCTCAAAATGCAAACGACACAGCGGAAGCTGTTCAAGGTCAGCTAGTGCCAACGGGTGGCGCACAAAATCAGATTCTGGTTCACGGTGCAACATCGCCTGAATGGTCTGACGAAATCAATCTACCCGGCACAGTAGGGTCGTTAAATATCGGCGATATAGATTATTCAATGACCGAATCCGAATATCAGCAGTTGGCAACACTGCTAGGGATATCAACGACATAGGAGGTGATGTTATGAGACTGTTTAGCATCCTAAATGGGATATGTCAGTATTTAGCCGCACGAAACAAAACGTTGTGGAGCGGGGCCTGGTCATCCGGCAGCATAACTGTGCCTGACTCAACAAAATATATTTCGTTTATTGTAACATTGAACGGAAAACAATGTTTTTGCAGCAAAGGAGCGGACGGCGAAATATTTGGTTCGATGTCATTTAGATCGACAACAGCGGAACTTTTTTACGAGGATGTTTTTAGATGTTCGATTGCGGACGATGTGTGGAATTTAACGAATTTGGGCGAGCTGGGACATGAGTTTAGTTCAGATCATTCCTCGTATATTACAGCCCCGTCAATCAGTATTACCAGAATAATTGGGCTAGAGCCAATCCTGAGCGAGTTTGTAACTATCGGGGGGGGTACTACCTAGCACCGAAAGGATGGTGGCGGTATGAGACTATTCACCATCCTATTAGACCTAGCCAGCCGCATATCCACGGGCGAGAACTGGATACAGATAGGATCGTTTTTGATTCAGTTCGGTGTTGTTTACATAGATACACCGGGATTAAGAGCGCCAAACGAAAAATATGGTATGACTACAGTAACATTCACAAAAACGTTTTCACAGCCACCCACGGTAATACCTGGCTGCGACATTTTCGGAGGATACGAGTCATCGTTAGGCGTTTCAACCAAAACGACATCAACAGTGAATTTGTCGATTTTGCACAACAGTCCCGTGAACTTCGCCTATATAAACTGGATAGCGATAGGCCTGGCCTAACCCTAAAGGGGGTGGCAGCATGAGAATTTTTAACATACTGTCAGCCCTAGCAAACAGGAAAAATGGATATTACGTTCAAAACAAAGAAACGCCAGCACCGACGACAGCAGGAACGTTCGAAGTCGCACGTATAACAGTCACAGAACCTGGGACGTATTTAGTGTTTTTGATGATTGACTCTAGTATAGATTATCCTGATTTTTTAGTCGTGGGTTCTATTCTTTCAGGCGGAACAGCACTAACGGAACGTTATACATGTCGAGCGACAATGAACTCAGGTGGCGGATTATGTGTAAACAGGTTACTACAATGCGCCGCAGGTGACGACATATTCGCGCAGACATACACTAACGGTGTCAGAGCATGGACGGCGCGAGCATCGCTTTGCGCCATAAAACTAGTGGGGGGGGGTAATTAGCACCCTAAGAAGGGCGGTGATAATATGAGATTATTTACCGTCCTATTGGCATTAGTCAGTCGCATAACTACAGGAGAAAATTGGATTCAAATAGGCCCATTTTTAATTCAATTCGGCAGAGTGCAAATTCAGACGCCAGTGCTGACATCATCGAATAGGTATGGAATGGCTGTAGTAACCTTTCCGAAAAACTTTTCGGACACACCTATTGTGCTATCTGGGTGTGATATCTATGGCGGCCGTGAATCGTCTGCAACTGCGTATTCTATAAATAATTCAAATTTTGGATTGGCAATTCTACACAACGGAACCGCAACGTATTCATATGGCCACTGGATAGCAATAGGAAAAGCCTGATTTTGAAAAAAGGAGGAAGAACAATGAAGAGAGATTGGAAAACATGGGCAAAGGCTGCCGGCATAAGGGCAATTAAGACAGTAGCCCAGTCAGCAATTGCCATGATAGGAACCGCCGCAGTTATGGCGGAGGTAGACTGGAAAATGGTAGTATCGGCAGCAGTGCTGGCCGGCATCATTTCTATGCTGACATCTATTGCCGGTCTGCCAGAATTAACTACAAAAACTACAGAAACGGAGGAATAACATGAAACGATTCGGAATCGATATAAGTACATGGCAGCCAAATTACCCATACGCAGCCGCCACAAAAGAAGGCGTAGAATTTGCCATAATTAGAGCAGGCTATGCAGAAAAAAAGGACGACCAGTTTGAGAACCATTATAAGGCAGCAAAAGAGCAGGGCTGGGATGTAGGCGCCTACTGGTACAGCTATGCAACTACCGAAGCAGAGGCAAAAAAAGAAGCCCAGGCATTTTTAAAGGCTATTGCCGATAAAAAATTCGAACTGCCGGTATATATGGACGTAGAAGACCCATCCATGAAGGGGCTGGGCAAAACCAAACTGAACGCCATTATAACCGCATTCGCTGAGGTGATGGAAGATGCCGGCTACTATTTCGGTGTCTATACTAACGTTGATTGGTATAGAAACTGTATATCTGGCAGTGAATTAAATAAAAAGTATGATTGGTGGGTAGCACAGTGGGCTAGCACAGAACCTACAGGCATAGACTATGGTGTTTGGCAGTTCGGCGGCAGCACCAATTTTATTCGTTCTGCAAAAATCGGTGGTGTAACAACCGACCAGAATTATTGCGTTAAAGACTACCCGGCTATCATAAAAAAAGGTGGATTTAATGGCTACGGAAAAAGTGAGCCAGAAGAACCGGCGAAGGAACCAGAGGAAAAGCCGGCAGAAAAGCCGACAACCGGCACTGTTAAACTGTCCAATGAGCCGCTGTACGCATCGTCTACCGCCAAAACAGCTGCAAGCAAAATAACCGGTACATACTACTATTGGGACAATGAGACGGTAAACGGCAGGCGCAGAATTACAAACGCCAAAAGCAGAGTAGGCGTTGAAGGACAGGTAACAGGCTGGATTGCGGTGTCAAAACCATCAAAACCGGCAACGCCGACACTGTCAAAGGGCACAGCCGTTAAATTGACCGACTGCCCACTATATGCATCATCTACAGCCGGAAAATCAGCCGGCAAAGTAACGGGTACGTATTACCTGTGGGACGGCAAGTTGATGAATGGCAGATACCGTATTACCAACGCTAAAAACAGGGTAGGCGTAGCCGGACAGGTAACAGGCTGGATAAACGCTGAGGATATATAAGGACGGTGTAAAAATGCTGGACTTGATTCAGGAAAATTTTATCAGCTTACTATGCGCCGGCATCGCCGGTGTGGCAACGGGGATAATGGCAAAATTATACCGTAAAATAAACGGGCTGATAATGTCGGTGATGGCTATGGGGCATGATGACCTTTTCCGGTACGCAGAGTTTTATATACTAACCAACGAAATCACCGTCAAGGAGCTGGAAAATTTGGAGCATATTTATAAAGGGTATCACGCCCTCGGCGGAAACGGCACCGGCACTGAGATTTTTGAAAAATGTAAAGAGTTGCCGGTGGTCGATAAGCGGACAAAGTACAATCCATATTATACAAAACGAGAGTAATTAAATGGGGCAGAAATGCCCCACTTTTTGTTTGCAAATTATCTCAAACCACAATAAATTGAATCATATTGCGCAGATATCCAATATCTAGTGGCTTCACCTTTTTTACCAAAAATGCTATACTATTTTAGAAGTATTTTGCTGATTTTTTTAATAAGGAGTGATTCTGATGGCAACTGGTAGTATTTACAATAACATCAAAATTACAAATAAAAAATTTTGCCGTTCACTAGTGAATGCGTTAGAAGATTCAAAAGAAAACAATGGGAAAACTGTGGTAATAACTAAATCCGTTAATAAAATGAGTAAAGAACAAATAGAAAAAGTATTTGGAGAAAAAACGGATGTTTAAAATCACAGGATACCAAATAGTCAACCTAAACGATACAATAAACACAACTGCAGAGGAGAGAATTGACGAAATACTCTCCTCTTATTCATGCCCATTAAATAGGGATGTTGAATATTTTCTGAAAAATAAAGCTAAAGAATTTTCGAAACAACGCATTGCATCAACAAACTTAATCTTTACGTCATATCAAGACGAACCAGTTTTTATAGGGTATTTTTCAATAGCTCAAAAAACGATGTTTATATCCAGAAAAAATATTCCGTCAGAAAGTTTTAAACGTAGAATAAATAAATTCGGTGAATATAATCCAGACTTGAAAGGATATGTTTTATCATTACAGCTTATAGCGCAACTGGGCAAAAACTATACTAATGATTACAACAAACTAATTTCAGGAGATGAACTTTTGAAAATCGCATGTGAACAGGTTGCGGAAATACAAGCACTGAGTAGCGGTAAATTTACATATATA